CGTTGATGGCGCCAGCCGCACCGTATGCGATGGCATCACCGGCAGCAGCTATGTGTACCAGCGTCTCAGCCGCCTGCAGGGGCCATCCGGCATGCAGCCATTGGATGACGACGCAGCCTTCCAGGTGCTTGACCTTGCCGAGCGGTTCCTATGGGAGGTGCCAGCCTCCGGGATGCTGCTAGCTGGCTGGGTCACGCTTGCGCCCATCTGCGGCGCGCTTGACTGGCGGCCACATGCCTGGCTGACTGCAGGCTCCGGCTCCGGCAAGTCCGAAGTGCTCGGGCGTTATGTCACCCCACTGCTCGGTGACATGGGCCTCATCGTGGCCGGCAACACCACCGAGCCTGGCATTCGGCAGGCCCTGCGCGCTGATGCGCTGCCGGTGGTCTTCGACGAAGCCGAAAGCAATGAGCGCAACGATCAGCAGCGGATGCAAGCAGTGCTTGGCCTTGCGCGTGTCGCCAGCAGTGAGAGTCGCGCGCACACCTTGAAGGGCAGCCCAGAGGGTGACACGCAGCGCTACACCATCCGCTCCATGTTCCTGATGAGCAGCATCGCCACTGCTCTGAAGCAGGGCGCCGACAAATCCCGCTTTGCGCAACTCACGCTCCGCAGCCCAGCCGAGCTGCCCAAGGATGAACGCACCGCACACTGGGAGGCATTGGACCGCGACCTGGATCGCTTCATCTCGGAACAGGTCGGTCAACGCCTGATCGCGCGCACCATCGCGCTTATTCCCACCATCCGCCAGTCCGTCAAGGTCTTCGTCAAGGCCGCAGCCGAAGCATTCGACTCACAGCGCCTTGGCGATCAGTACGGCACCCTGCTAGCCGGTGCGTGGGCGCTGCAGTCGCGTGATGTGGTGACTCGCGATCAGGCATGGGCATTGATCGAGCAGAACGACTGGACTGCCTACAGCCAGGCCGTGGAGGTGCCAGACGAGCGCCGCTGCCTGCAGACGATCCTGCAGCACCAGCTTCGCGTTGAGGGTGACCGCACCGTTACGCGCACCATCGCAGAGCTTGTGGAGCTGGCCCTGCACCGCGGCAGTGATCCGCATGTCACCCCGACCGAGGCACAGAACGTGCTCGGACGTCATGGCATCAAGGCTGAGGATGGCTGCGTGATCGTCAGCAACACGGCTAACGCCATCGCTCACATGCTCTCCGATACGGCATGGAGCAACTGCTGGCCGATCGTGCTGGCGCGCCTGCCAGGTGCTGTGAAGACCGGTGCTGTTTGGTTCAAAGGTGGCGGCGGAACCAGCCGCGCCGTGCAAATGAGCATCGAGCTGTTAGGCCTGTTAGGCGCTGGTTAGGCCCAAAACCCAGTCCACCACTCATTCCTAACAAACCTAACGGTCCTAACGGATTTTCGGAAGACCCCCTTATAGAGAGGAGTAGTACCCCCTACCCAGTAGGTAAGGTCTTCTCTCATATGTATCTATACCTTTTTCTGTTAGGTCTGTTAGGTAAGGGAGAGAACCCAGTGGCGGCAAGGGGTTTCGACCTAACAGAGCCTGTTAGGAATGCGTTAGGTCTGTTAGGTTTGTTGCAGGATGGATCATGGCGGAGTAGGGTTGCACTGGCCACAAGGCTGACCCATGGATCCGATCGACATTCCCGCCAAGCAATCGCCGGTGATCAACCGGTTGCACGACACGCTGGTACTGGCACGCGCCTATGCCGATGCCATCCGCGACAACGCGCAGGATGATGACCGCCCCATCCCACTGGAGCTGGTGGCATCGTTCCAAGCCGACTGCGACCACATCATCAAAGCCCTATCCGAAGCTGCTGCCCAATGAAGATCACCTGCACCCAATCCGACCTCAGCCGTGCGCTGCGCGCTGTGGCGCGTGCCGTCGGCAATGGCAAGACCCATCCGATCCTCTCTGGCGTCCTGCTCAGCGCTGATGGCGGGAGCCTGCAGCTCACCGCCTATGACCTGAGCATCGGCATACAGACCAGCATCGACGCCATGGTTGACACTGCCGGCGCCACCGTCGTGCCGCATCGACTGCTGGCGGACATCACAGGCCGTCTCGACGACGACAGCGTGGTGTCGTTGACCCTTGACGGTGATCGCGTGGCACTGGCCACTGCAGGCGGCTCCTACAGCCTCTCAGCAGCGTCTGCGGATGACTTCCCCGGCCTGCCAACTGTGGCCGCCGCTGATGGCGCTGTGATCGACCTGGCGGCGCCCTTGGCTGCTGTGCTGGTGGCAGCGAGCACTGATGAATCAAAGCAGGTGCTCACGGGCATTCACCTGATCTCCGATGGCAATGAGCTGCGCATTGAAGCCACCGATGGCCACCGGCTCGCATTGCGCACGCTGACCTGCAATGCGCCAGACATGGATGTAGTAATCCCTGCTCGGGCTATGGCGCAGGTGCGGGGCACTGCGTCCTTTGCGGTGGACGGCGGCCACGTCGCAATCCAACTGGACACGGCCACGCGCATGATCACGCGCACGCTCGATGGAACCTACCCCCAGGTGCAGCAGCTAATCCCTGCCACCTTCAAGACCCTGGCCACCTGCAACCGTGAAGCGCTCCTAGCAGCGCTGGAGCGGATTGCGTGCGTCTCACCCAATGACATCGTGCGACTGACCGTCAAGGCTGGCGCCATTGAAGTGACCGCCGAATCCGAAACCAGCAGCGGCGCTGAATCGGTCGCATGTGATGGCAAGCTGCCGCAGCTGGCTGTCAACGTTCACTACATGGTGGATGGCCTTAAGGGCTTCACGGACACTGACATCACCATCCAGGCAAACGCGGCAACAACTCCTGTCGTCATCGGTCAGACTTATCTGGTGATGCCAGTGCAGATCCGGCAGTGATTATTGACACCACCCAGTTAGATGCGATGGCAAAATACGTTGCCGCATTGCGCGGCAACCTTGATGCCAACATCGGTAAGGCAATGACTGGGGCGGCATTTGATGCGCGGGATTACCTCAAGCAACAAACTCCTACCTACATAAGCAACCCTACGAAATGGACTCTTAACTCCACATTCGTATCCCGCGCAACGCCTAACAACCCAGCGGTCATGCTGGGTTTCAAGGACTATGCCTCAAAGGGCACGCCAGCTGCGAAATATCTGCAACCCATTGCAGCTGGTCAACCCAGATCACACAAGGGATTTGAACGTCAGCTGCAAGATACAGGTGTGCTAAGACCAGGTGAATACGCAGTGCCGGCAGATGTTTATCCATTGCGATTAAATGCTTACGGCAACCTGACCGGTCCCGCTTACGTGCGGGTTCTGTCGGGCCTGAAGGGATTCAGAGAAGGTGGTTACACAGCAAATACAAAAGGCGCAAGCCCATTCTTTGTTGGCGAGCCTGGCTATTTGAACCGTGGCATCTACGCACGCGTTGGAGCATTGCCTAAAGGAACAGGTGGCATTGGCAGTCCAAAAGGCGGAAGACCTATTACATCTAATTTGAAGCGCGGCTTTCACACAGTCTTCAACATCACACGCCAACCAAAATACAAACAATCATTCCCGGCACGCCGGTTGATGATTGATAAATTCAACGAAAAGTTTCCAACTATTTTTGAGAGGCTGGTGTTTAAGTCGAAGTGAACGGGTCCCTTTTCATAAGAGGTTTGCGGGTAAATTCGAACCTCGCCATTTATCTAGCGCCAGACGCCAAACCGCCTAAACCGTTGCGCCGCAATGGATCTCAGCACAGCTACGGCAGGCGGTTTAGCAAGGGTTTAGCATTGGTTTAGTGATTAAACTACCTATGCTTGTCAGCTTTGCTGAGTTTGCGATCTTGAAAGGCTGCACGAAAGGTGCGGTTACCCATGCCAGCAAAAGCCGCATCGCTGCTGCCATCGTTGACAAGGACGGCCAGCGGTGGCTGGACCGTGATCTGGCGCTGGAGCTGTGGAACAAGAACACCAGAGCCACGGCCAATAGCAAGGTGTCACCGTCGGCGGATCCAACACCACGCGAGCTGAAGCGCCGGGTGGAGGCGTTGCCGGATGATGAGATACCGGATCTGAATGAAAGCCGCGCAAGGCGTGAGCATTACCAGGCGGAGCTGGCCAAGCTGCAGGTAAGCCAGCAGCGCCGCGAACTGATCAGCGCTGATGAGGTGAAGAAGGAAGCGTTTGCGCTGGGGCGCAGCATCCGTGAAGCACTGGCCAACTTGGCGGACCGACTGAGCCACCAGCTGGCTGGCGAGACGGATCCGGCGGTGATCCATGAACTGCTCAGCCAAGAGCACCGGGCGGCATTGTCGGAGCTAAGTGAATGAACGCATACCGCGGCGGCTTCCTCGATGGGCTGCGACCTGACGCGCAGCTGACGGTCAGCGAGTGGGCTGATCAGTACCGGATGCTGAGCAGCAAGGCGAGCGCCGAACCTGGCCCATGGCGCACCAACAGGACGCCATACCTGCGCGAACCGATGGACTGCCTGAGCACGGGCAGTAACGTGCAGCGCGTGGTAATGATGTTCGCAGCGCAGACCGGCAAGACCGAAGCCGGTAGCAACTGGCTCGGCTATGTCATCCATCATGCACCGGGCCCACTGCTGGCGGTGCAGCCCACGGTTGAGATGGCCAAGCGCTTAAGCAAGCAGCGCCTTGAGAGCATGATCACCGATACGCCGGTGCTGGCAGAGCGGATCGCGCCAAGCCGCAGCAGGGACAGTGGCAATACGATGTTCAGCAAGGAGTTTCCGGGCGGAATGCTGCTGCTGACCGGCAGTAACTCAGCCACCGGGCTGCGATCGACGCCGTGCCGCTACATCTTCCTCGATGAGGTGGACGCCTTTCCGCTGGACGTGGACGGCGAGGGCGATCCGGTCAGCTTGGCCGAGAAACGGGCGACGACGTTCGCGCGGCGCAAGATCCTGCTGACCAGCACGCCAACTATCAAGGACTTCAGCCGCATCGAAGCGGAATACGAGCGCAGCGATCAGCGCCGTTACTTTGTGCCATGCCCAAGCTGCGGCGCGATGCAATGGCTGAAGTGGTCGCAGCTCAAGTGGGAGAAAGATGATCCGAGTAGCGCGGCATACGAATGCGAGGCGTGCAAGGAACGATTCGGGGAATTGCACAAGCCTGCCCTGCTGCGCGGTGGTGAATGGCGAGCCACTGCACCTGGCGATGGCGGCAAGACTGCTGGCTTTCAGCTGAGTGGACTCTATTCACCGCTCGGCTGGCTTGGCTGGGGCGACATGGTTGACGAGTTCATGCGCAGCAAGGCGGATGCGCCGATGCTTAAGAGCTTCGTCAATACGCGACTGGCCGAGACGTTCGCAGAGGACTACGCCAGCAAGGTGAGCGCCACTGGATTGATGGAGCGCTGCGAGCATTACAAGCCCGGCACTGTGCCAGATGGCGCGTCGGCTATCACGGTCGGCGTTGACGTGCAGGACAACCGCCTGGCGATCAGCGTCTGGGCGTGGGGTCGCGATGAGGAAGGCTGGCTGCTGGATCACCAGGAGATCCACGGCGACCCGAGCCGGGCAGATCTATGGAAGCAGCTGGATCAGCTGGTGCTGCGCGAATGGCCGCACGCGCAGGGTCATGGCATCCGACCGCATGTGGTAGCGATCGACAGCGGCGGCCATTTCACGGCGGAGGTTTATCAGTACGCACGCGAGCGCGGCAGGCAGGGCGTGATTGCGATCAAAGGCGCCAGCCAGCGCGGTAAGCCGCCGATCGGCAAAGGCAGCAAGGTGGATCTGAACGCCAAAGGCCAGACCATGAAGCGCGGCGCGGTGGTGCATCCGGTCGGCAGCGACACGATCAAGACCACGCTGTTCGGCCGGATCAGGCATAGCGAGCCTGGGCCTGGCTACCTTCACTTCCACATGGATGCAACGGTGGACTACTTCGAGCAGTTGACCGCCGAGAAGCAGGTGATGCGATACAACCGCTCAGGGTTCCCGGTGCGCGAATGGGTCAAGAAGCCATCAGCGCGAAACGAGGCGCTCGACTGCCTTGTCTATGCCTATGCGGCGCTGTGCCATCTCTACACGCGCTATGACCGCAAGACGATATGGGATCAGCTGGACAAGCCAGCAGAAGCACGCGCTAAGCCATCGCTAAGATCAGCTAAGGCTGGCGCAGCCTTCCTTAGCAACTGGTAACGGTGAACATCCCTGCGACAATCCGAGCCGGCGACACGGTGAAGTGGCGGGATGATGCCAGCGTGGATGCGTTTGGCAATGCCGTCACTAGCGGCACCTGGACGCTGACCTATTACCTGCGCACCAATACTGCAAGCGAAGGCGCAACGATCACCGGCACCGCTTATGGCCAAGGGTGGGAGCTGACCATTACCGCGGCCACGAGTGCTGGCTTCGACGCAGGGCAGTGGTACTGGCAGGCGATTGCAACTGCCGGCAGCGAGAAGCTGACGCTCGGTGCTGGTCAGCTTGATGTACTGGCGGCATTGAACTACGCCGGATCGCCTGGCGCGTTTGATGGCCGCAGCCAGGCGCAGCAGGATCTCGATGCGGTGCAGGCTGCAATCCGCGCGATGATTGCAGGCGGCGCTGTGCAGCAGTACAGCATTGGAAGCCGCAATCTGACAAAGATGAGATTGGAAAGCTTGCTGCAGCTGGAGTCCAAGCTCAAAGCTGATGTGAAGCGTGAGCAGGCTGCCGAGCTGGCGGCCAATGGCATGGGCAATCCGCACAACCTATTCGTGAGATTCAGCTGATGGCCAAGAAGCGCAGACAACAGGCGGCACCATCAGCACCGCGGCGGCGGATGTACCAAGGCGCGCAGTTCAGCAGGCTGACTGCTGACTGGGTGACAGGCAACACCAGCGCCGACAGCGAGATTTACGGCAGCGCGCAGAAACTGCGTGATCGCGCGCGGCAGCTGTGCAGGGACAATGACTACGCGCGGCAGGCATTGCGCGCGATCGAGGGCAACGTGATCGGGCAGGGCATCCCGTTCCAGTCGCAGGTGCGGATGCAGCGCGGCGGCAAGCTTGATACCAGTATCAACGATGCCATCGAGTCGGCATGGCGGCAGTGGACAACTGCGCGGCATTGCCACACCGGCGGCAAGCTGAGCTTTGCCGACATTGAAAGGTTGGTGATCCGCGCCTGCGCCGAGAGCGGCGAGGTGTTCATCCGACTTGTGCGGCAGAGCTTTGGTGGCAGCACCATCCCGCTGGCGATGGAGGTGATCGAGGCGGACCAGCTGGATGATGGTCTGAATGGCCGCAGCCAACAGGGAAACGAGATCCGCATGGGCGTGGAGGTGGACGGCTGGGGCAGGCCGATTGCGTATCACTTCTTGGCGTATCACCCCGGCGACTACCAGTTCAGCAACCAGCAGATCAGCACGCAGCGGCACAAGCGCATCCCGGCTGAGGAGATCATTCACCTCTACCGCGCCGAAAGGCCCGGCCAGACAAGGGGCGTCACATGGTTCGCCAGCGCAATCCAGCGACTGCATCACCTGGCGGGCTACGAGCAGGCCGAGGTGGTGCGTGCTCGTGCCAGCAGCGCGCTCATGGGCTTCATTACCAGCCCCGAGGGCGAGCTGATTGGCGATGACGTCATGGATGGCGAGCGCGTCAGCAACTTCGAGCCTGGCGTCTTCAAATACCTGAATCCCGGCGAGTCGGTCACAGTGCCGAGCCTGGATAGTCCCGATGGTCAGTTCGAGCCATTCCTACGCGCGATGCTGCGCGCCATGGCTGCCGGCATCGGCTGCAGCTATGAGACAATCTCGCGCGACTTCAGTCAAACAAACTATTCCAGCAGCAGGCTCAGCCTGATTGAAGACCGCGACCACTGGCGGATTCTGCAATCGTGGATGATTGAGAACTTCCACCGCCGCGTATTCCACGAGTGGATTGAGCTGGCGGTGTTGAGCAATGCGCTATCTCTGCCTGGCTACGAGCTGGCACCCGATCGCTTCAAGGCTGCACGCTGGATGCCACGCGGCTGGGCATGGGTTGACCCTGCCAAGGAGGTGGCCGCATACAAGGAAGCGGTGCGGTGCGGCTTCAAGACGCTGGGCGAGGTGGTTGCAGAGCAGGGCGGGGATCTGGACGAACTGCTGCTGGCGCGACAGTCAGAGCTGGCAATGCTCGATCAGATGGGCATCGTGGTTGATAGCGATCCGACGCAGGTAACCGGCGCTGGCCTTCAGCAGATCGGCAATCCTTACCCAGAGACGCAACTGCCTACTGAGGATTCCGCCTAATGGCCAACGTCAACGGCACCGAGATCAGCCTGATGCCAACCGCTGGAATGCGCGAGGAAGCTGAGCGTTACCGCGCATGGAAGGCTGAAGGCGAGCAGGGCGGCACTGATGTGGCAGCCACCAGGGCATCGCAGATCCTGAGCGGTGACGAGTTGAGTCCCGACACCGTGATCACCATGGCTGCCTGGTTTGCGCGGCATGAAGTCGACAAGCAAGGGCAAGGTTTCAGCCAAGGCGAAGACGGCTACCCATCACCGGGCCGTGTGGCATGGGCGGCATGGGGCGGCGATGCTGGTCAAAGTTGGTCTACATCCAAGGCCGATAGGATTAAGGCACTGCAAGATCGCACGATGGAAAGACCGTATCCCAATGAGCACGCGGCGCGATTGACCGATCCTGATCAATACGATGAGATCCGGCGCGTGAATGATGAAGGCGGCCCTGGCGTTGACTTCATCTATGGGATCAAGGATGGCAATACTGAACTGCAAGCCATTCGCTTTGATGCAGCGCGGTTCAGCGCCGACGAGGCCCGGCAATGGTTGAGCGACAATGAAATGCAGGAGATCCTGTTTGAGGTGGCAACCGGCGAGCGGATGCAGCGCTCTGAACCGGTGTCATTCACGCGTTCAGCGCAGATCGCAGAAGATGACCGCACGCTTGAGTTCCCATTTTCAAGTGAGTATCCCGTTGCGCGTTACTTCGGCAATGAGATCCTGGCCCACACCCGCGAGGCCGTTGATCTTGCGCGGCTGAATGATGGCGCGCCGCTGCTGTTCAACCATGACCCGGACAAGCTGATCGGCGTGGTTGAGCGCGCATGGGTGGATGAGGGCCAGAAGCGCGGCTACGCGCGCGTGCGCATGAGCCGCAACCCATTTGCGCAGGAGGTGATGAACGATGTTCGTGATGGCGTGCTGCGCAATGTGAGCTTCGGTTATGCGATCAATGACATGGAGCAGCGCGGCGAAGACTTTATCGTGACGCGATGGAGCGCGCACGAGCTATCGCTAGTGTCAATTCCTGCCGACCCTACAATCGGAGTAGGGCGTTCACTGGATGCTCCGGTCGCGGCCACAGCCGCATCACTTGTCCCAACTTCTACCGACATGGAAGACACCACCACCGATCTGATGGCGGTGCGGGCTGAAGCGGCTTCAGAGGCTGCCAAGGCTGAGCGCACCCGCATCTCTGGCATCACTGCTATCACCGAGAAGCATGGCATGGCTGACCTTGGCCGCCAGCTGGTTGAGTCCGGCCGCAGCCTTGATGAGGCTCGTGCTGCTGTGCTTGATCAGCTTGGCAGCAAGGCTCAGCCCGTTTCTGAATCCGCTGGCGACATTGGCCTCAGCGCCAAGGAAACCCGGGAGTTCAGCTTCCAGCGCGCAATCAACGCACTGGCCAACCCTGGCGATCGCAAGCTGCAGGAGGCCGCGGCCTTCGAGCGCGAGTGCTCCGAGGCTGCCGCTGCACGCGCCGGCAAGGTTGCTCAGGGCATCATGGTGCCGAGCGAGGTGCTGCGCCGTGACCTTACTGTTGGCACCGCATCCGGCGCTGGCGATCTGGTCGGCACGGACTTCCGTCCTGGAAGCTTCATCGAACTGCTGCGCAACCGCTCGGCACTGGCCGGCCTTG